TAGTGCTAAAAGAGCAGAAGATATCTTGAAATTGATTAGATCAAGACAAAGCAAATAACACTAATTTCCCTTTTGGCTCCAGTATTGACACTGGAGCCAATTAGTGTTAATATAAGAACATAGGAATAAAAAAATGACAAAAGTATTTGACGCAACAAAGTTTAGAAAAAGTATTACAAAATCAATTCAAGGGCTAGGTTTAGGATTTAATGATCCTACGGATTGGATATCTACAGGTAACTACGCATTAAATTATTTAATATCCGGAGATTTTAACAAAGGTATTCCGTTAGGTAAAGTATCTGTACTAGCAGGAGAATCAGGAGCAGGGAAATCTTATATAGCATCAGGTAACATAATCAAGAATGCACAAGCACAAGGTATCTATGTAATATTAATTGATACTGAGAATGCTCTAGATGAAGCATGGCTTAAAGCATTAGGGGTAGACACAGATGAAAAGAAACTATTAAAATTAAGTCTTTCCATGGTGGATGATGTGGCTAAAACCATATCAGAATTTATGAAAGGGTACAGAGAAGAAAACCCAGATAATAAAGAAACTGCTCCTAAAATTTTATTTGTGATAGATTCGTTGGGTATGTTATTAACACCAACTGATGTAAATCAATTTGAAGCAGGAGAAATGAAAGGTGATTTAGGTAGAAAACCTAAAGCTCTAACATCGTTGGTTAGAAATTGCGTGAACATGTTTGGTTCTTGGAATGTGGGCATGGTGTGTACTAATCACACGTATGCTTCACAGGATATGTTTGACCCAGATGATAAAATATCAGGAGGCCAAGGATTTATCTATGCATCGTCTATTGTAATTGCAATGAAAAAATTAAAATTAAAAGAAGACGAATCTGGTAATAAAATTACTGAAGTGAGAGGTATTCGAGCAGCTTGTAAAGTTATGAAGACTCGATATGCTAAACCATTTGAAAGTGTACAAGTTAAGATTCCCTATGACACTGGCATGGATCCGTATTCTGGCTTAGTTGACTTGTTTGAAAAACAAGGAGTAATAGTACAATCAGGCAACAGATTAAAATACATAGACAGCAAAGGCAAAGAACATCTAGAATATAGAAAAGATTGGGATGGAGATAAATTAACAATGATAATGAATGATTATCAAAATGTTAAAAAGACAGAACCAAAAGAAGAGATTGAAAAAGAAACTAAAAAAGAAAAAAAATAAAGAAATAAAAGGATACTATTGCCGGTTTGGCAGCAATACTTGGGTCTTTTATTATAAAAAATGAAAAAGAAAATAAAAAAGATAAAAGCAAAAGTAGTAACAGTTGATCCTGCTCAATCATTCTATAATGATGTGGAAAAATTACATGAGAAAGTAAAAACTTTAGAATTAGGAAAATATTCACCTTTAGTGATTGCTGTTGAATCATTAAAACAAAAAGTTATAGATTTTAAAGAGAGACCGGGAATAACAACAATAAAACAGAAATAAACATGCAAGACTTTACACACGAAGAAATAGAGCAAATATGGAATTCAATCAGCCACTATGTGCCTGATAGACAGAAGGTGGACTGTGCTGTAGACTATATCAAAACATTAGTAGACATCGGTGTTCCTACCAAAGTAATCAAATCCTCTGGGGAGTATGATGAAAAATTAGAAGCAGCTATCGAGAGCGTGTTTGACGAAGAAGAAGAAGACGGATACGACGAATAATGAGCTGGTATACTAAAGTAAGTCAGGATATCGGATTAATACCTGATTGTATAAAATATTTTGATCAAGAATTAGAAGCAGCACGCAAAGAAATATATATATTTGGAAACTTAGAAAAATCTGCAGCATCGCTACCAGGAATAGTAGAACATCGATTTAATCAATTGCAAGAAATAGAAGCAATATTAGAGTATCTTAATATAGAGAATAGAAGATTAAGATCAAGAACGTTTAAAAAATTTTTAGAAAATTATAACAGAGCATTAACATCTAGAGATGCCGACAAATATGTGGATGGAGAATCCGATGTGGTTGATATGGAAAAAATAATCAATGAATTTGCTTTATTAAGAAATAAATGGTTAGGTATAACCAAAGGTTTAGATCAAAAACAATGGCAGTTAACTAACATAGTTAAACTCAGAGTGGCTGGTATGGAAGATGCCACAATCAGATAGAATAATACTCACAGACGTTGACGGTGTACTATTGGAATGGGAAGACCATTTTAGTAAATGGATGGCGACCAAAGGATTCCCGCAACTAGAAAACACAGATCACGAGTATGATATGAGCATTCGATACGGCATACATAGAGATCTTTCGAGAGAACTAATTAGAGAATTTAATAAGAGTGCATGGATGAGTACACAATCACCTATGCCTGATGCTCAAACTTGGGTAAAATTATTGCATGCAGAAGGTTGGACATTCATACCTATAACATCACAAACATCAGATATACCGGCACAGGAATTAAGAAAAAAAAGATTAGCAGAACTGTTTGGCGATACTGTATTCTCAAATTTTTTTATATTAGAAACAGGAGATCATAAAGATGCAGCACTGGCAGAATTCCACGGCACAAATTTATGGTGGGTGGAAGACAAATGGACCAATGCTAAAAAAGGTTTAGAATACGGTTTGAGGCCATTATTGTATAATCATGATTACAACCAGAGTTTAGAAGATGAAAATATCATACGAGTAAATAACTGGCAACACATACATAAAATTATACATGGAAAAAAATAAAAAAATATTAGTAATGGGATTACCAGGATCGGGTAAAAGTTATCTCTCTGATAAACTAGCGACCTTACTAGGTGCTGTGTGGTTAAATGCGGATCGAGTAAGAACAGAAGCCAACGATTGGGATTTTTCACCCGAGGGCAGAACAAGACAAGCAGAACGGATGAAACACCTAGCACAAGAAGGATTAGACCGCGGCAAACACGTGATTGCAGACTTTGTTTGTCCTACAGAAAAAACTAGACAGGACTTTGATGCCGATTATACTGTGTGGGTAGACACCATTAAAGAAGGACGTTTTGAAGATACTAATAAGATGTTTGTACCTCCTGCAGAATATGATTTTCGAGTGCCTACACAAAATGCCGAATTGTGGGCTATAAGAATAGCAGATGAACTACAAGAATATGTTTGGGATAATCGTCGACCCACTGCTCAGATGTTGGGCAGATGGCAACCATGGCACGAAGGACATCAAGCTCTATTTGAAGAGATCGTTAAAAAAACAGGACAAGTAAATATACAGGTGAGAGATGTACAGGGTGTGGGAGATAATCCTTTTGATTTTGAAACAGTTAAGAAGAATATAGAACAAGCATTACAATTTTATAAAAATAGAATTCAAGTCACTCTAGTGCCAAATATAACTAATATTTGTTATGGTAGAGGAGTTGGTTATAAAATAGAAGAAATTATTTTGTCAGAAAATATACAAAAAATCTCTGCTACGGATATTAGAAAAAAAATGAGAGATGAAGGAAAATTATGAAAGTATATGTAGGTTATGATCCTCGTGAAGATATCACATATCAAGTGTGTGAACATTCAATAAAACGTAGAAATAAAGATACCGAAGTAGAGCCTTTGAAAATGAAAACTCTTAGAGAAGCTGGGATCTATACCAGGGAGATAGATAAATTAGCCAGCACAGAATTTACATTTACGAGATTTTTTATACCGTATCTACAAAATTATCAAGGCTGGGCAGTGTTCTGTGACTGTGATTTTGTTTGGAGAATAGATGTTGATGAATTAAAACAATACTGTGATGACAGCAAAGCAGTGGTTTGCGTACAACATGATTACACTCCAGAAGAAGGGGTCAAGATGGACGGGCAGATGCAACTGGCTTATCCTAGAAAGAATTGGAGCTCTATGGTATTATGGAACTGCGCTCATCCCAAAAATCGAATATTAACCCCAGAACTGCTGAATCAAGAAACAGGCAAGTTCCTGCATAGATTCAGCTGGTTGGAAGATTCTGACATAGGATCTTTACCACACGAATATAATTGGTTAGTGGGCTGGTACAAAGAACCTCAAGATGGTGCCCCAAAAATATTACATTATACCGAAGGTGGCCCATGGTTTGAAAATTATAGAGATTGCGAGTATAGTGATATATGGAAAAAAGAATTAATTAATCTTTTTTCAGCATGATTAAATAACTGGCAATGCTATTAATTTCACACCGCGGTAATATTTCCGGACCTCGACCAAAACTAGAGAACACAATTGCTTACATAGAACAGGCAATTGATCAAGGGTTTGACGTTGAGATAGATGTTTGTAAATGGGATGGAGAATATTTCTATCTAGGGCATGACGAGCCCGGAGAGGCCGTGTCGCCTAGCTGGTTTTATTTTAAACCTGTATGGGCACATGCCAAAGACCACACAGCATTGAACGAATTGGTCAAAAGAGGAATACACTGTTTCTGGCACAACACCGATAGATACACATTAACCAGCGAAGGATATATCTGGGCTCACCCAGGAGAACCGGGTGGAGAAAATTGTATCTGTGTTCATCCA